AAACACACTGATGCGGCTATTTTGGATGCCGAAGGAAAGGGGGAAGCCTAATGGCTTTCCTCTCTCCCGACAATGTACGCTATGATAACGGCGTAAAAATCTGTGAAAAGCTTATTCCTGATAGCGCCGTATGGAACCGAGACTATACCGAGGCCGGTTATACATACCGCAAAGGTACGCAGTACAAGGCAAACCGGGCGTTATCCGCCATTAACGGTGTGACTATTCACAATACTGGTCGGATTAAAGTCCCCAGCGGTACCACAATGTCGGAGCAGTACACCCGCGCGACCTACCCGAACTGCAACATGGGGTCTGTCCGTGTCCACTACTATGTGGACGAGAACGAAGCATGGCAGAACCTTGACGAAAGCGAGGTCGGCTGGCACGCTGCCGATGGAAACTACGGCCCCGGCAACAGCACTACCATCGCCATCGAGATCATCATGGACGGCACTGATGCCGAGTACAATCGGATTGCCGAAGATAACGGTGCAAGACTTTGCGCTGCTATTCTAAAACGGCATGGCTTGGACGAGACCGCAGTCTACCAGCACCATGACTGGTACGCAAGGAAAGATTGCCCTGTCTATATCAGACCGCACTGGAGCGCGTTTTTGGCGTTGGTGCGGCAGTATCTCAATGACGATACGCAGGTGCCGAGCGATTATTATAAGCTGGTCGCCGAGCTGGAAGAAATCAAAGAGAAGTACAGAACCGAACACGCCAGCGCGCAGGCGCTGCGTGGGAGAATTTTAGCCGCCATCGAACAGTACGATACGGTGGCAAAATAACTCACTTTGCAACTCACTTTTGTTCCGAAAGTGAGTTTTTCATGCTTTTTTCAGCGGAATGAAAGTCGGAAAAACCGCTTGATTCCTACACTTTACGGCAATAACATAATTTTGCGTGTGGGTTCAAGTCCCATCTTCCGCACCAACGAGAAAGCCAGTAACCATGCGGGTTACTGGCTTTTTTCTTTTGCAAAAAAACTCACAAAATAACTCACTTTTTTCCCTGCTTGCCAAGAATTGATGTAAATACGCCATCAAGTGCGCTGGTTATTTGCCGATCCATCCCCGATACAGCGTGGCCGTAAACCCCAAATGTGTCCATGCTTTTTGAGTGGCCGACCAATTGCTTTACCCATCCCTCCGGGAGGGACTGTGCAAGAGAAACGAAAGTGTGTCGCAGCTCGTATGGTGTCGTTTTCGGAATTCCGTTTGCTTTGCAATATCTTTGGAAAAACTTCCGATAGGTTTCCGTTGTCGGCATTTGGAATAGATACAGGCCGTTTGACTTGGATGCTTGATCTTTTACAATCGCCTCTGCGATTTCGCCCAAATAAACGCTGCGTATCGCATTTTCATTTTTGCCTGTAGTGATTTCGTTATCCTCGTTTATCGACCGCCTTACCTCCAATCTGCCCTGTTTGAAATCGTTTCGCATGATACCGCGCAATTCCCCCGGCCGCAGTCCGGTCAAAACCTCAAGGCGATAAGCATTTATATATGGGTCTTTTACCAATTTACCCTTGTAGATCGTCGTATCAACGGAGAAAAGCGTTACAATGTCCTCCGGCTGCAAAATGTTGCGAACGCCAACGGGGGCTCCCTTTGGAATTGTTATGTCTTCCGGGGCAAAGCCGGTTACTTTCATTTTCCGCAGATATTTGCAGAAAGAAACCATGTCAGCACGGATGCTTTGCAGATACTTCTTCGACAATTTCCCGTTATTGTATGCATAGTCGATAACCTTTTGCAAAATCCCATCGCAAAGTGCATCTGCCTTTAGGTGGCCTATCCTTGGGTCAATCCATGTTTTCCAGCGGCTTTCCTGCGGTCGCCAATTCGATTGCGAAGTCCGAATTTTAAGCTGCTCCATATAACTTTCGTGCAGCTCCGATAAGTGCAGCTTCGTCCCGCAGATGCCTGATGCCAGCCAGTCATCTGCTTTTCGGTTCGCTTCCCTCTGCCCTTCCCTTCCCGGCCGACTGCTTGTAAATGTTTTTCTTACGCCATCTTTCTGGACGGCGATCTGCCAGCGGTTCTGCTTCTCAAGCCACTTTGCCGTATTTGTCCTTTCTTTCATTTTTCTCCTCCTGATAGACAACCGCCCTCGTTGCCGGGGGCGGTGTTTTTTTATTTTTCTGCCATTACATCGTATACAACCACGCCGTTCATAACCGTCAAGAGGGTGTTGTCCTCATTGGCATCGTTGACTACTGTGACTGTTACATATTTATCCTTTGCGCCAAGCGTATCAACAGCATCAGATATCGAATTGCACAGTTTAACCATGCTTTCACGCATTGTTACCCATGGCTCGTATGTCTCGTCGTATCCGTCCGCTTTTGCTTGCGCCACTTCTGCAGCTACTCCTGACGCTTTTGCTGCTATAACAAGACCGGTGTCATCGTATTCTAAAGAGTACTCAATCCCTGTGCCCTCCGCATTTTTATCAAGCACAGTTTTTATGGCCGAAGCGACTACGGACATATCCACTTCTGTGTTTTGCTCCTCTTGCTGTTGCTGCTGATTTTGCTGATTGTCCTGTTTGTCTTTATCCTTTTCTCCGCCGGCAAGCGCTCCGATGATTGCAATTATGATAACAATTAGGATTATTGCTGTTACCATCGTTTTTTTCTTCTTTGGCTTGATCTCTGGTGTTGTTTTCTCCATTTCCTCCATAGTCTTCTCCTCCAGTACTGATTATTGTACACATTACTGTGTACGATTATATTTGGAAAGAACATCTGTTCTTAATCCCGAATCAAACCGTAGTTAAGGTTATTTGCATCGATTAGGACGAGGTATAAAATCATCATCGCCAGCAGGACAAAAATGACTGCGAAAAGCGTTTTGGACAGCTTCCGGCGCTGGCGCACCTGCTCTTTCAACATCCCGATCATTTCTTCGCTGTTCTGGCTGTCGGCTTTGTTGTAGACTTCCTTCACAAAATGCTTGTCGAGAGATATGTGCAGCGCTTGGCAGATGGAAGCAACGAGAAAAAGGCTCGGATTCTTGGTCGGCTCCGAAAGCAGCCGGGAGATCGTCCTCTCAACTGTCCCGGCATTGTCGGCCAAATCCTTGTGGGTCATTCCATGCTCCTGCCGTTTTGTGGCTACCTCCAATAAAAAGTTATCCCAATTCCTTTCTTCGTCTGAATTCACAAACTCATCTCCTGTTTTTTGTTACCGGACACTTTTGTCCGAAAAACATGACAGTTTTTGCGCCGAAACCGCAACATTTGTCAGTACATATTGGCAATGCAATTTGTTACAATTGAATTGTACCAAATACATGCTGAATTTGGAAGGATTTTTATTTGACAATAATCGACAAAAGAGGAGGAACACCAATGGAGAAAAAGGAGGAATTCAAAAAGGCGGTGGAACGGATGTCTGACGAGCAGCTTGTTAAATATCTTCGGATTCTAAAGTTTTCATTAGACGAAGATATTTCTCAATTTTCTCATCTGTCAAAGTATCTGCGAAATCCATAAGGTCTTTCCGAATACCGGACAGCTCACCTTCGGTGGGCTGTTTTTCTTTTCCCAAAAGGTAATCCACGCTTACGCCGAAGTAGTCAGCGACCTTTTGCAATGTTGCCTGCCTTGGAATTGTCCCTTTGCTCCACCGCGTAACCACGGAACGCATAAACCCCATTTCTTCGGCTACAGCAGATGGGGATTTCCCAATTTTATTACAAAGAGCAACATAGTTGATATAGAACAAACGCAACACACCCTTTTTGTGCAAATAGCAGAAAGTAAACAAAAGGAACATCTGCGTCTTGACTGTTGCGTTTGTTTACGCTATAATGAAAACATAAGCAACAAGCGCAACACAAAGCGGGCACTTAATGTGCCATGATTCATTTTCCCTCGCAAGGATATGATAACACTTTGTGTAAACTTTTGCAACACAATATATAAAGAAGGGGGAAAGTTTAGATGCCTGCACAATGGACTGGCGATGTGGTCGGCAAGATGCACAATAACAAGATTACAATGGCTCAGCTCGGAGAAAAACTCGGCGTTGGGAAAGCGTATGTGTGTGCGATATTAAATGGCCGCCGCAGCCCAAAGGGAGCCGAACAGCGATTCATGGCTGCGCTGGACGAGCTTATTAAGGAAAAGGAGGAGGACAATGAAAGACTGGCATGACATGAGAAACGATGAATTTGAAAAATACCTTATCGAGGTCTACGGCGATACCAGCTGGAAAGCATACCTATTTAAGACCAGGCCACCGCAGATCATCACGGTTTTGTGTGGCGTTCTCTCCATCATCATAGCGGCAGTAGTGATATTATCCCATGTTGCATGAGGAGAGACAGGACGGCAAGCAGGAAACCGGCGATTGCAACTCCTGTTGTAATCCAATACCGGACGCTTAACTTCTTCTCGGCCCGCATGGCGGCTTTAACGCGCAAACCGTTTTCCGATAGGCAAGCAACTCCCTCATCAAAGGAGCCATTGCTAAACCAGTAGTATTCGCCGCCGAAACCGCCATCTACCAGCTTTGACCGGAGCATAGTTTGAAATTCAGATTTTGTCAATTTGTTGGCGCTGTTGCTTCGCTTGAATTTGCGAAATATTCTCTTTTCTTCTTCGGTCAAAGAATACGAAACATCAAGTTTTTCGCTCATAATATCACCTCAACCATAGTTTACCACATGAAGGGAGGGATAGCAATGTCAAGGAAAGTTGATACCTACCGCAGGCTGCGAGCGCTGATGCTGGAACTTGGCCACGACCAGACAAGCCTTGGGAAGCGCACCGGTATGAGCCGCCAGCAGATCAGCGACAGAATGATTTGCAAGACCCCGTGGACATTGGAGGAAGTCTATAAGGTCTGCGATGCATTATTTATTCCAATAAAAGATGTCAAGAAGTTTTTCCCGCCAAACGGGGTGGAAAAGAAGGAGGAACAACATGGAAGCAACAACCAACACCTTTATCCGGTGGTTTAACTCGGATGAGATCGTACCCAGCAAGGAAGGGCATTACCTGTGCCAGACAAATCCGGGAAGATACGCTACCTTGCCATTCAGCACCAAGCATCAGATGTTCAATGTCAGCGAAGATAATGTGGAGACCGCTATCGAAGTCCAGTGGTGGGCATTCCTACCGGAGCTCCCGCAAAAGGAGGTACAGGAAGATGAGTAAAAAGGAGTGGCTGCAGGAAGCCTTGGCCGTAGTCCTCGGAATGGGAGCCATCTTCGCAGCAGCGGCTATCCTGCTGCTGGTGAGGTAAGGCTATGGAGCAGAACGAGAGGATAGCAGTTATCCGGGAGAAGTTCCCCGGTTACACCAAGCCGCTGGACAGTATGTGCAAACGGCCGGAGTATTATGGCATCCGGCGTACTGCCGAAGCGGAAGCGCTGATAGCGGACAAGCCCGGCAGGAAGCGGGAAGCAAACTATAAGCTGTCTGTGCGTATTCCCTTGGGTTATGTGAATATGGCGGAGTTCCGTCAGCAGCTTATCGAAATGGGTTACTGCAACTTCACAGCATGGGTTCTGCGCTGTATCCGCCGCCAGCAGGAGGAGTACAAAAAAAGAAAGGCCCCCGTCAGAGACGGAGACCCAACCACCACCACAAATATACACGATAAGGGGAGGAATGTCAAGTGATCGTCTACAAAGGCACCGATAAAGAAATGAAATGCCGGGATTTCCAGTTTGAGCTCGGAAAGGAATATGTGGAGGAGGAAGCGAAACTGTGCTACAAAGGTTTCCATGGATGTGAGTACCCGCTGGATGTGTTCGCCCATTACGCCCCGGCCGACAGTCGGTTTTTCGTGGCTGACCTCGATGGCGTGACGGACGAAGAAGCAGAAGACGATAGCAAGCGAGCCGGAACGAAAATAAAGCTCCGGGCGGAGATCGGAATTGCAGGCATCGTAAAAGCTGCGGTTGAGTACATAAAAGAAAAAGCAGAGAGCAGCAAAAATCAGACCGGCGACTGTAGCGCAGCCACCAACACCGGCAACTATAGCGCAGCCACCAACACCGGCGACTATAGCGCAGCCACCAACACCGGCAACCGTAGCGCAGCCACCAACACCGGCGACCGTAGCGCAGCCACCAACACCGGCGACTGTAGCGCAGCCACCAACACCGGCGACTGTAGCGCAGCCACCAACACCGGCAACCGTAGCGCAGCCACCAACACCGGCGACCGTAGCGCAGCCACCAACACCGGCTACCGTAGCGCAGCCACCAACACCGGCTACCGTAGCGCAGCCACCAACACCGGCGACTGTAGCGCAGCCACCAACACCGGCGACTGTAGCGCAGCCACCAACACCGGCAACCGTAGCGCAGCCACCAACACCGGCGACCGTAGCGCAGCCACCAACACCGGCGACCGTAGCGCAGCCACCGTTGATGGAAAGGAGTCTATTGCAATCGTCACCGGAGTTGATAGTAAGGCATCCGGCGCCCTTGGATGCTGGCTCGTCCTAACCGATAGGGGTGGCTGGAACGGTGATACTTTCCCCATTAAAGAGGTGCGAGCTGTAAAGGTAGATGGTGAGACCATAAAACCCGGGGTATTTTACAAACTGGAAAATGGGGAGGTCGTGGAAGCATGAACCCATACGATATCCCGGATAGGCCCATCCCGAGCTGGGTGGATAACTACGATGATAAGCCGCACATCTGCCCGGAGTGCGGCTGCGAGATCAACGAGACAATTTACATTAAGGACGGCATGGTCATTGGCTGCGAAAACTGTGTTAAGCGGTTTGACGCCAGCGATGCGGATGCTGACAGGTACTTTGATGAAGGACCAGACAGATATTAAGGAGGAGCTATGGAGAACTACTTTCGAGAATTGAACAGCATCAACTGCTCTGACAGGACAGAGAAGAAGAATGGCCTTACATACCTTTCCTGGGCATGGGCCTGGGGAGAAATCAAGAAGCTGCACCCGGATGCCACCTATACCATCTACGAGGATGCTAACGGCCTGTTTTACCACACAGACGGTAAGACCTGCTGGGTTAAGACTGGCGTAACCGTCAACGGCATTGAGCACATTGAGTATCTGCCGGTCATGGATAACCGCAACCGCTCAATCCCGGCCAGTGATGTTACCTCATTCGATGCCAATAAGGCAATCCAGCGTTCCCTTACAAAAGCCTGCGCCCGTCATGGCCTCGGCCTGTATATCTACGCTGGCGAGGACTTACCGGAGGGCGCAGAAAGAGAACCGGAGCCTACCGAGTATTGCATCGACTGCGGGCAGCAGATCACCGGTATCAACAAGCGCAACGGGGAGTATTGGCCTGTAAGCGAGATCGCCGCCTACAGCGTCCAGCGGTTCGGCCGCAAGCTGTGCCCGAACTGCCAGAAGAAAGCCTTTGCCGCCGAAAAGGAGGCCGAGAAGAATGAAAACAAGGCTCCGGTTTGATTCTGCCGACTGGACAAGAGACCGGAACGGCTACGGCATCACCCTGTATACCAAAGATGCCGCAGCCGCCCAAGGCTTCATGGACAGCATGGAAATTGGCAAGACATACGCTGCCGAGCTGGTAGAGGAAAGGAACCGGCGCTCCCTTGACGCCAATGCCATGGCGTGGCTTTTGATCGGGAAACTATCGGAAGCCCTCGAAAAACCGAGAGAGGAAATTTACCGGCACTATATCCGAGAGATCGGTGTAAGCGATGTAGTTTGTATCAAATCCGAAGCGGCAGAAACAATGCAGGCAGCATGGTGCAAGCATGGCCTCGGCTGGCTGACGGACGCTTTCCCGAGTAAGTTGCCCGGCTGCACCAATGTAATCCTCTACTACGGTTCAAGCTGCTATGACACGAAACAAATGTCCCGGCTGCTGGATGCCGTCATCGCAGACTGCAAAGAGCAAGGGATAGATGTTGCCACTCCGGCCGAGCTGGCCTTGCTAAAGGAGGAATGGGGCAAATGACAAACGAATGGGGCGCAGAGCTTGACCGAAACGGATACGCTCCGAGCATCGTACAGGCCGACACATCTAAGTGCTTTTTGTGTCAGCGCTCCGGCGTAAAGCTCGACCGGCACGAAATCTTCGGCAACGCCATGCGGAGCAAAAGCAAGCGCATGGGCCTTTGGGTGTCCCTGTGCCACACGCCGTGCCACCTGACACACGCACACAGCTGTGCCGAGGTGATGGACTGGCTGCACCGGCTGGGCGAGCAAGCCTGTATCGACAACTACGATTTCACGATCCCGATGTTCCGGGAAGAATTCTACACTAACTATTTGGAGGAGACAGAATGCTGAACAAAGCAATCCTTAACGGGCGGCTGACGAAAGCCCCCGAACTGAAGCAGACCAACAGCGGCAAGAGCGTATGCGGCTTTACCATCGCCGTAGACCGCAACCGTGACCGAGAAAAGACTGACTTCGTCCCCATCGTGGCATGGGGCAAGACCGCCGAATTCGTGAACCAGTGGTTCGGCAAGGGCGACCTTATCACCATTGTGGGGCGCATCGAAGTTCGCAACTACGAGGATAAGAACGGCAATAAGCGCACCGCCACCGAGGTTATCGCAGAGGAAGCTCTTTTCGGCGGCAGCAAATCTACCGGAAAGGCAGAGGAAAAGCCCGCAGAGAGCGAGCAGGGCGGATTTGAAGAAGTCGATGGCGACCCTAACGACCTCCCTTTTAATTAAGGGTTACGCTTCCCAGTAAAAAGCGACAGGAGGACAACCCATGAAGTACCTTAAAGTCTTTACAGACTTTGCAGATGCCATGGAGGAACTCGGAGATGCGGAGAGAGGGCGGCTGTTCACGGCTATGCTGAAATATGCAGAGACGGGCGCAGCCCCCGATTTCCGGGGAAACGAGCGTTTTATATGGCCGGTAGCAAAGTTGCAAATAGACCGGATGGCTGCTGAATGCGAAGGAAGAGCCAAAACAAGCAGGGAAAACGGTTCCAAGGGCGGTAGGCCGAAGAAAACCCAAGGTAACCCAAAAAACCCAGCGGGTTTTTCAAAAACCCAGAAAAGCCAAGACAAAGACAAAGACAATGACAAAGACAAAGAAAATATTCCCTCCGGGAATAATACCCCCCCTACCCCCCCAAGGGGGCGTGTGGATGTACCGGAAGCCTTGATGGAGAACTGGAACGGCTTTTGTGAGATGCGCAAGAAAATCAAAAAGCCCCTCACTGATCGGGCCGCAAAGATGATCCTGAATGAGCTGGAACGGCTGGCACCGGGGGACAACCACACCAAGGGACTTATTCTCGATCAGAGCGTTAAGCGCTGCTGGCAGGATGTTTACCCGTTGAAAGGCGACAAGTCTGCTGATGGGACCGACAATGTATTTTTGCAGATGCTACAGGAGGAGGGACAACATGAACCGTACTGAAACACTGGCTGTTATGTCCATCCTCAAGGCCGCTTATCCAGCGTACTACCGGGACATGAAGCGGCAGGATGCCGAAGCGGTGGTAAATCTGTGGGCGGAGATGCTGGCAGACTACCCGGCTAACCTTGTGGCAGCGGCGGTTAAGTCCCACATTGCCAGCGACCGCAAGGGGTTCCCTCCACACATTGGGGCTATCATAGCCGCTATTGGTGAGATCAACAGACCGGCGGAACTCTCCGAGGGGGAAGCATGGGCGCTGATTGCCAAGGCCCTGCGGAACAGCGGCTACAACAGCGAGAAAGAGTTTTCAGCCCTGCCGGAGAACCTACAACGGTTGGTAGGACACCCCTCCCAGCTGCGGGAATGGGCCAGCATGGACACCGGAACAGTGCAGAGCGTGGTGCAGTCCAACTTTATGCGCAGCTACCGGGCAAGGGCGGAAAGCGAACGGAAGCTGCTGGCAATGCCCGCAGAGGTACGCCAGAAGCTGATGGGAGCAGCACAGGTAAAGCAGCTGCCCAGCTATGACATAGCGCTGGCGGAGCGGATGATGGAGGAGAATGCATGAGTGACAAAGTAGATATCGCCGTAAGGCGATTACAGGAAGCGGCAGAAATGTCGCAGATGTTATACGAAAAACCGCTTGTTGTTACATACAGCGGTGGAAAGGACAGCGATACTATCCTGAAGCTGGCGCAGATTGCTAAAATCCCGTTTGATGTGCTCCACAACCATACGACTGCCGACGCCCCTGAAACTGTTTACCATGTCCGCAACAAATTTCGGGAGCTGGAACTTTCCGGTATCAAATGCGACATTGACTACCATGTGCAACCTGATGGGAAAAGGGTTACCATGTGGAATCTTATCCCCCGTAAGTTGATGCCACCAACCAGATCGATGCGCTACTGCTGCTCGGAGCTGAAAGAGGGTGGTGGAAGAGATCGCTTTATAATCACTGGTGTCCGGTGGTCAGAAAGTGCTGCTCGGAAGAAAAACAGGGGAAGCTTGGAGGTTATAGCACGCCGAAAGGAAAGGAGCCTTATCCTCTCCAACGACAATGACGAGGATCGCCGGTTATTTGAAAGCTGCCAAATGGCGGGCCAGCGGGTGGTAAATCCCATCATCGACTGGACAACCGAAGATGTTCTTGATTTCTGCAAAGCGGAAAAGGTGAATCTTTGCCCGCTTTATGCGGAGGGTTGGCATAGAGTCGGATGTATTGGGTGCTCTATGGCAGGAAAGAAAAGATACATTGAGTTTGCGAGGTACCCGACATACAAAAAAGCCTACATAGCAGCATTCGATAGAATGATCGAGGAACGGAAGCGGCGGGGCATGATGAAAGGCTTTACCAGAATGGGCGATACAGGCGTTGATGTATTCCACTGGTGGATGGAGGACGGCATACTTCCAGGGCAAACCGTCCTGCCGGGATTTGAGGAGGACGCATGAAAATCACAATTCCCGAAATCCCCCCGTCGCTGAACAAGTACGCCGGGCGGGCGAACGCCTGGGACTACCGAGCGGAAAAGCAGCGCTGGCTGCAGCTGTTTGTTGCATACTGCCCCAAGTGCAAACCAATGGGCAAGGCGGTGGTGACCATCACCTACTACTTCCCAACCAGGCACAGGCACGACCCAGACAATTACAACGGCAAGATGCTGATGGACGGGCTGGTGCACCGTGGAGTAATCGCCGATGATAGCTTTGACCATGTCGAGCTGCGGCTGCGTGGGGCATATGACCCAAAAAACCCAAGAACAGAAATTGACATAGAGGAGGTAACACAATGGGTAAACGCGGAACGGAAATAGAGCGGGAGAATCCGCTTTTTGAGGGGCAAAGCGCCGAGGAATTTATCAAGCGATGGAACGCTGCCACCAAAGCCATAAAAATGCGCGCAGAGATGGCCGAGCATGAAAAGGTGGTGAGTTATGATGTCATACGATAAAGCGTCTCCTACCGCCAAAATCGGCTGTTCTAATTCAAACGACCCGGAGCTCCTGGAGCAGCTGGTGCGGGAGGGCAAGACCAACAGGGAGATTGCCTTAATTCTTGATCTTGATTACGGCTCTGTGGCATCGATCTTGTATCGCTATGGAATCAAGAGAGACCCCAACCGGCCCTGCAAGAGATGCGGAGGGCCGATAGGCAGCACCAACACCCGGCAGCTGTATTGCAAGGAGTGCCAAAAGGCCATGGACAGCATCCGGGCCCGCAAAAGCAGTATGAAAAAAGCTGAGCCGAAGAAATGCGAATACTGCGGGAAGGACTATTTCGGCCAGCCAGGACAAAAGTACTGCTCAAAGCAATGCTACAAGGATGCGGCGGCATCCGGTAAGTATAAGCGCCCCAAGAATTGGCTAAAGCGCCGGGATGGGAAAATCGACATCGAGATAAGGGTTTGCGGCAAAACCACGGAGCGACGGGAGGGCGTTGATTACTTCGAAGCCCGGGAGATTTGGCACGATGGCTGGATAGGCCGGGGCTACGCAGCGCTGATAACGGTAGATGGCCACAGGCTGGAGACCATGCCGCAAATAAAGGCATTCTTCGGATTTAGGAGGGATTCGCTATGAGGAACTGGGCGGCAGCGGCAGTTACGATAATCTTAGCTGCTTTCTGCATAATGGTTCTATCGGCTATTTCGGCAGAAAGGTGGAATCATTTGGATGAAGTTGCCCAGGCGGACATCACCGCAGAGGAACAGGAACGCCGGGAGCAGTCAGCGTATTACCAAGGCTGGCAGGACGGCAAACAGTACTATCTTGAGGAGTTTGGAGGGTATGACAATGGGTAAATATATTGCTGCCGTAAAGGCGGCGGAAACAATAAGTGAGAAAACAGGCATACCGCTTTCTGACCTTGTGGATATATTTGCAGAAATCCCAGCCGCCGATGTAGCCCCGGTGGTGCATGCAATGTGGATTGAAGATAGGAGCGGAATTATTATCTGCTCAGAGTGCAAACGGGGATATAACCTGACCGCTAAATATACCCACTACTGCCCAAACTGCGGCGCAAAAATGGACGGAGATAAGGAGGCAACATGATCGACTACAAGAAGATCTGCCGGTGGGAACTGGGCAGATACTACGAGAAGATGCAATCAATATCCAGCCTTACCGAAGAAATCAAACGCTGCAGCGACCGGCTGGACGGCCTTGGCTCACCGATGAAAGGAGCAACCCCGGTACAGGGCGGCAGCTCCACCGCAGAGGAACGGCTGATCAACGCCATCTGCAGCCGGGATACACTGAAGCTGAACCTTGCATTGGTAAAGTGGCAGGTGAAGCAGATGGACAGAGGGCTTTCCGTTCTGACGGACCAGCAGCGCAGGATCCTTGAAGTAAAAACCATGCGCAGGGAAAGCGGCGCAGCGGAACGCCTGTGCGACGAGCTGCACATCAGCCGGGCAGAGCTGTACCGGCGAGAGGACGAGGCAATGGCAAGGTATGCGATATGCCGGTACGGCGTGACAGAGCTGTAATTGCAACTAACTTGCGACTGTGAATAATCTACTCTTAATGGTGATAAGATATTGACAAAATCCTATCACCATGGTACATTATGAAGTAGAATACCGGATGTGAGGTGATTAGGATCGGAATACCACTCTCTGAAACTGATTTCGCCAAGGCCAAAGAGTTTCTGGCGAGAATAAGGCCACTGCTGGCCTCCAATGAATGCACATTCCAAATCTCTGAAAAGAACAAGAACTTTGACCGACAGTACCCGATGAAGGACAATGAAAAGGTAGAAATCATAAGACTACTTAGGCCAGAAGATTGCGTTAAAATCGAACCAAACAACAATCCGCGTTTTGTCGATTCTGATGTATATGTGTTTATCAAGAACGATGAAATTATGGTTTACGGTGAATTAGAACTGCATAAACTCTACATTAAGATCTATTTGCGTGAAAAGAAAACTTACGACACGGTAATTGTGATTTCATTTCACGAAGAGGGCCTGCATGGTTATTAAACAGACAAGAACCAAAAGGAAGGAGAGCCTGCTGTGCCAAACGAATTGAAAAAAGCATACTGCTTAAATTGCGATGAAAAAAGGTCCTATAAAGAAAAAACGACCAGAGAAAAAGTTACAGTCCGCGGCATTACTTTTAGCTATCCAGAGCATACTGCTTACTGTGCAGAATGCGGGAGTGAAGTTTATGTCGCGGAAATAAATGATAAGAATGTCCAAGAGAGGGAGGACGCCTACCGCAAGGCTTCTCGCCTGATTACTGTTTCAGAGATTAAAGAAATCTTGGATAAGTATAAGATCGGAGCGGGCCCGCTTGCGCTTGTCATGGGCTTCGGCGAAGTCACTATTACCAGATATCTGAATGGTCAGATACCGTCCAGAGACCATTCTGATAAGCTTTTGGAAGTCAGAGCGTCTCATAGGAAAATGGAAGAGTACCTGGAGGCGGGGAAAGAGCGTATCAGTAATGTCGCTTATAAAAAGTGCCGCGATGAAATTGATAAGTTGATTGACCTTTACGGGAAAAATAAAATTGAGCTTGTTGCCAGGTACATTCTATGCAAGACCATGGATATCACACCATTGGCACTCCAAAAATTGTTGTACTACGCACAGTCGTTTTACTATGCTTTGTTTGGGGTAGAACTGTTCTTGGACGATTGCCAGGCATGGGCTTATGGCCCAGTATTCCCCGATGTTTATTACCGGTATAAAGAGTATGGGTATGACCCGATTACAAAGCCAACATCTGAGTTTGATGTGGATATCGGAGAACTGACTGTAAAAGAAGTTGAATTGATTGACTCTGTTATGGAGGCGTTCGGCAGATATTCTGGTGAGGTACTCAGTAGAATTACACATAATGAGCTGCCATGGATTGAGGCCCGAGGCGCTTTGCACCCTTACGACCGTAGTGTTACAGTTATTGAACGCGATACCATTAGCGACTATTTTGCGGCGATCGTAAAAAAGTATGATATTACAAACCCGTGTGATATCGTAAAATACAGCCGGGACATGATTACTCAAATCTAATTTGCATCAATTTATATGCTCGGGAAGCGCCTGCCTCGTAAGGTTGAGCGCTTCCCTTTTATCGTTGAAACGCAAAACTTGGGACAAATACGGGACAAAATTTGACGAAAAGCATGGTATAATGATATTGAGGAAGTGGACAATCCTCCTGACCGCTGTGAGCGGTATATGCCAAAGGTCTGCTTCCAATCTCCATGTTTCGATCTCCTTTTGACGGGGGCGCCGCTGCCCCGTTACCCCAGCGGCAAACTTAATACATCATGGACGAGCGTAAAAGCCCGTCCATTTTTATATGCAAAGGAGGAAGCGATGGAACTCATCGTCCGCAGAATACCACAGAGAGATTCGATACGGATATACCCAATCGCCAATGTTAACGCCCATCAAGGATAAGATACTCTGCGCGGTATCCGGTAACCACGAAGCGAGGACAGCCAGGGACACCGACCAAGACATTATGGGCGATATCATGTGCAAGCTGGACATGGAGGACTGCTACGCCGAGGATATAGCATTCCTCAAGCTGGAGATTGGGCGCAGGGTAACAAGAGATATCCCTATCACCAGCTATACGATGGCTATTACCCATGGCTCCGGCGGCGGCATTTACACCGGTGCAACGGTCAACCGCAATGAGCGCTTCGGCTACACCATAGAGGGCATTGACGCTCTGATTGTTGGCCATACCCACAAAGGCACCATCAGTAAGCCCAAAAAGATCGTGGTGGACAGTAACAACAATGTTATCCGTACCAAGCAGCTGGTAGTGGTTAGCTGTACTGCATGGCAGCAGTACGGAGGCTACGCAGCCCGGAAGATGCTGCTTCCCAGCAGCGAGAGCGACCATGAGCAGCCGCAGACGCTCCTGCTGTGCGGGAACAAGACAGGCACTAAGCGGATAACCACGGTTTGGTAACAATAATTGGTAGCCCGGCATAGTAGACACCGGGAGGGATAGGGCGGGTAATGAACATTGTATTTGATTATAATTCTCCCAGGTGGCGGAGGAAGCGCCAACAGATATTAAGGCGTGACGGATATATGTGCCAGCACTGCAAGCGGTACGGAAAGGCGGTACAGGCTACAACTGTGCATCATATCAAACACGCAGATGAGTACCCGGAGCTGGCTTACGAAGATAAAAATTTAGTAAGCCTGTGTGAGGGCTGCCATAACAAGCAGCACCCGGAAAAAGCAACAGCAGCAAGGGGCCGTTACTGATACCCCCCCTATCCGTTGCGCCTTCCGCCTGTCTATGGGGACCGGCGGGGGGAACTTTTTCCAACTCTACGGTATATTTTTGAGAAAGGGGAAGCCATGACAAAGGAAAAATGGGTTGAAACTATCGGAAAACAGATGGAAAAACTCGGTACGGCCGACCCATCTTATCAATCTGCGGTAGAAACGCTTGCAGAGATACTGGAACAGCGGGATAAGACCAAGGCCGAGTTCAAAAAGTCCGGCGGTAAGTCCGTCATCGAATATACCAACAAAGGGAACGCCACAAACATGGTAAAAAACCCTCTGTTGGTTCTGTGGGACGACCTCAACAAGAGCGCACTGGCATACTGGCGCGAATTGGGGCTTACTCCATCGAGTTTCCGCAAAATGACCGGCGGAGTGAAGGAAAAGGAGGAAAAGGGCGGCCTTGCCGCTGCTCTTGCCAGCCTTGAGACAGATTAATGGTAAGAACTGGCCCGTAGTCCTTGAGTATGCCGAAAGCATCAGAGACGGGAGAAAGGTCGCTTGCAAGGAATTGCGGCAGGCTGTTGACCGTTTCTTTGCTGACCTCGATAATGACGAGTACGATTTCGCGCCGAAAGGGCCGGAGTTCTGTATTCAAATCATCGAAAAGACCCTATGCCACCAGCAGGGGGAAAAGCTGGACGGTACACCGCTCCGGGGAAAGCCGTTCCTGTTGGAGCCGTTTCACAAATTCATCATATACAATCTTCTTGGGTTTAAGTTGAAAGGCACCGATGTGGTGCGGTTTCATGAAGCCCTTATTTTTATCCCGCGAAAGAACATCAAAACCAGTTTTGCCGCTTCCCTCGCATGGGCGCTTTCCCTGTGGTACCGGCGCAGCGGTTCCAAAACCTACATATCGGCCGCGGCTCTGATGCAGTCCCTTGAAAGCTTTAATTTTCTGGATTATAACATCCGGCTTATGGGCGAGGACGAGAAGCATGGCGGCGGTGTAAAGATCATTGACAACAACAACGAGCACTCAATGGAGGCAGAGCTTCCAGACGGCTCGTTTTTTATCCGCGCTCTGGCTGCAAACCCGGATGCGCAGGATTCTCTTAACTGCAATATTGCGATCTGCGATGAAATCCACGCTTTTACCAAGCCTAAGCAGTACAACCTTTTTAAGGAAGCCATGAAAGCCTACACCAACAAGCTGCTGATAGGTATTTCCACGGCTGGCGATAACGAACAGGGCTTCCTTGGGCAGCGGCTGCAATACTGCCGAAAGGTGCTGGATGGCACCATCAAGGACGAACAATATTTTATCTTTATGTGCTGCGCCAATCCGGATGAGGAGGGAAATATCGACTATACCAATCCCCTGGTACATGAGATGGCCAATCCGGCCTATGGCGTTTCCATCCGGCCGGAGGAAATTCTAAACGATAGCTTGCAGGCGCAGAATGACCCGCAGCAGCGGAAAGATTTCTTCGCAAAGTCTCTCAATGTCTATACCGGGGCTATCAAGTCCTATTTCAACCTCGACGAATTCCGGCGAAGCGATGAAAAATACAACTGGACGCTGGACGAGCTTTCCAAGCTCCCAATAGACTGGTACGGTGGTGCAGACCTCTCAAAAATGCACGACCTAACGGCGGCTGCGCTTTTTGGAAATTACAAAGGCGTGGATATCATCATCAGTCACGCTTGGTTCCCTGTGGTGCAGGCTCATGTTAAGGCCGACGAGGATGGTATACCGCTTTTCGGCTGGGCCGATGATGGACTTTTGACCATGTGCAACAGTCCAACCGTAAACCACGCCGATGTTGTCAACTGGTTTGTTACAATGCGAAAGCGCGGTTTCCGAATACGACAGGTGGGGCATGACCGTAAATTCTGCCGAGAGTATTTCATTGGCATGAAATCGGCTGGGTTTAACATTATCGACCAACCGCAGTATTTTTACAGGAAATCAGAAGGTTTCCGGCATATCGAGCAGAGCGCCAAAAATGGGACGCTGTACTATATGCATTCCGAAGCATATGAGTATTGTGTTGGGAATGTCTCGGCCGTCGAAAAGACAGACGACATGATCCAGTACGACAAGGTAAGACCGACAAACCGAATTGATGTGTTCGATGCCTCCGTATTCGCCACGGTGCGGTACTTGGAGGCTTTGGATAAATCTAAAGCAGGAAAGAAATGGTGGGGTGATAAATGAGCATAGCAAATTTTTTTGAGCGCTTCCGCTCTCGGGATAAGCCCCAAACGCGGAGCGCTGTATGCCTGTGTGATGGAACCGGTTGGAAAGACCTAACCTGTTCCGGCTATACAGACCTTGCGCACAACCCGGAAATCTGTGCCGCTGTTGATAGGATTGCGTCTTTAATTGGAAGTATGACAATCTATCTGATGCAAAACACCGATAGTGGAGATATCCGGGTTAAAAATGGGCTGTCTCGTGTGGTTGATATCGAGCCGAACAGTTACATGGGCCGGTCAAACTTTATCCAGTGGATCATCAAAACAATGCTGCTGGATGGCCGGGGGAACGCTGTAGTGCTCCCAAAGACACGGAAGGGGCTGCTCCGGCGGCTTGACCCGATTCCGGCTGCGTTTGTAGCATTTGTACCGAATGGGGAACGGTATTATAGCATCGACATATCTGGGAAACCCTATGACCCGGAGGATGTGCTGCATTTTGCCATAAATCCGAGCAATTACTACCCATGGCAAGGCACTGGGTACAGCATTGCGCTGGCTGATGTGGCAAATAACCTAAAGCAAGCGGCGAAAACAGAAAATGGTTTTATGGCCAGTGAATGGAAACCGTCTCTTATCGTGAAGGTGGATTCGCTGACGGACGAGTTTTCTGACCCGGAGGGGCGTGCAAAGCTCCTTGGCGATTTTGTTGCAAGCAATAAAGCCGGGGAACCTTGGCTGATTCCTGCCGAGCAATTCTCGGTGGAACAGGTAAGGCCCCTTACTCTATCTGATCTTGCGCTGGCAGACTTCGTAAAACTGGATAAAACGACGGTGGCAACCATTCTTGGCGTGCCGCCTTTTGTTTTGGGCGTTGGCGAGTTCAAGCGAGACGAATGGAACAACTTTATTTCTTCCCGTATCATGCCGATTGCACAGATTTTGGAGCAGGAGTTTAGCCGAAAGCTGCTCGTATCTCCGGATTACTTTTTCCGCTTCAATGTCCGCTCCCTCTACAACTATTCCTTGGAGGAAACCATCAAAGCTGGTGCGGAAATGGTTGACCGCATGGCAATGACACGGAACGAGTGGCGCAGTTGGGTTGGGCTTACTCCGCACGAGGGAATGGATGAGCTTTTGGCCCTTGAAAACTACATTCCCGCGGACCGCCTTGGCGATCAGAAAAAACTAAACGGAGGAGGTGAGTAAATGGTAGGAGCAAGACAGGCAATCAGCCGCAGTGGCGACTTCAAAACCCGCGCTGCTGATGGAAACCTCTACATTGAGGGCTATTTCGCCACCTTTACCGGCGAATACCGGATGTGGGATAAAGCCATCGAGCGCATTGACCGAGGAGCCTTTGATGGTACCCTCGGTGATGATATTCGGGCGCTGGTTAACCATGATACCACAATCGTGCTTGGCAGAACAACAGCTGGTACACTGACCCTCCGCATTGACGATTTGGGCCTTTGGGGGTCCATCCTCATTAATCAAGCGGATCAGGATGCCATGAACGCCTATGAGCGCGTAAAGCGTGGGGATGTTTCCCAATGTTCTTTCGGCTTTGACATCCTTGACGAGGAAACCGAAATCCGGCCAGATGGCACAACCGTGTGGACTATTCGCAAAGTCAAACTGTATGAGGTATCGGTCGTTACCTTCCCGGCCTACGAGGACACCATGGTAGAGGCTCGGAAAAAAGACCTTGAAAAGATCAACGAGCGCAAGCTCGACCAATGGAGGGCCGAAGCCCTCAAAAAGCTAAGAAAGGAGTGCTGACATGGCACTGAAATCCATTATGATTGCCAAAAAGCTGGAACTGAAAAGAGCAGCTTTTGAGGCACTGGTAGCTAAAGACGCAGAATTTGCAACACGCTCCGCTGAAATCGAAAAAGCAATCGGCGAAGCTACCACCGATGAGGAGCAGCAGGCTGTTGAGGACGCCATGAACAAATTTACCGAGGAACAGGATGCCCACAACGCCGAAAAAGAAAAACTGTCCGCAGAAATCAAGGGCCTTGAGGAAGATTTGGAAAATGCCGAAAAGGATCCTCCCAAGGCTGAACCCAAAGCAGAAAAGAAAGACGAAAGGAATGATTTTACCATGAATACCATCAACATTCGCTCCCTCCCCATGAATGTGCGCGCCTTTGACGCTCTTCCCAAAGAGCAGCGTGACGCTATCGTAGCCCAGCCCGATGTGCAGACCTTCTTTGCGGAGCTTCGTAACGCTGCCCGCAGCAAGAGAGATATCACCGGTGGTGAGCTGACCATCCCTGTTGTATTCCTCGACCTCATTGCCGAGAATATGTATCGCTACTCCAAACTGATGCGTCGGGTCCGCATCCGCAATGTCAATGGCGAAGCCCGTCAGACCATTGCCGGTACTGTCCCCGAGGCCGTTTGGACTGAAATGTGCGGCGCCATCAATGAGCTGACCTTCAGTTTTAACCAGATCACTCTTGACGGCTTCAAGGTTGCCGGTTATGTTCCTGTTTGTAATTCCCTGCTGGAGGATAACGATGTAAACCTCGCCTCCTGGATCGTCGAGATGCTTTCCGAGGCTATCGGCCTTGCCAAGGATAAGGCCATCCTGTACGGCAAGGGCGCTGGTCAGAAGATGCCTCTCGGTATTGTGACGCGTCTGGCGCAGGAGAGCAAACCCAGCGATTACCCGGCCAATGCTCCTGCTTGGGTTGACCTGCACACCTCCAACATCATCACCATTCCCACCGCTTCCACCGGCGAGGCTTTCTGGGCTGCGCTGGCTGTTGCTGCTGGTAACACCTTCACCCGCTATTCCCGCGGCGAGCGCTTCTGGGCTATGAATAGCAAGACCCTGGCTACTCTGCAGTCCAAGGCAATCCTTGCTACCGCTTTGGGCCGGTATGTCACCTTTGACGGTATGACCATGCCCATCATCGGCGGTGATGTGGAAATCCTCGAATTTATCCCCGATGGCGACATCGTTGGCGGCTATGGCGACCTGTACCTGTGGGCGCAGCGCTCCGGCATGACCATCGAAGCATCCCGCGAGGTTCAGTTCATTCAGGACAACACCGTATTCCGCGGCAAAGAGCGTGCTGACGGTATGCCCGTTATCCCCGGCGCTTTTGTGGCGATCAACATTAACGGCGCTTCCGTAACCACCTCCATGACCTTTGCGGCTGATACCGCCAACAACGCCAAGCTGTCCGCTCTGACCGTTGGAAACCTGTCCCTCAGCCCTGCTTTTGATGGCGATGTGCTGAGCTACACCGCTACCGCTTCCGCTGCGACTGCTGCAGTAAACGCCACTACCGAGGTTGCCGGTGCGCAGGTCGCTATTGCCTACAACAACGCCAATGTGAAGAACGGCGGCTCTGTTACCTGGCTGGCTGATGGCGCTGCCCATCCTCTGACCGTTACTGTCAAGAATGGCAACGAGACCGTTGTTTACACAGTCAATGTAACCAAGGCTTCCTAAAAGGGGGTTAAAGCATGACAGACGCTGATATCCTCGTGATCTTGAAGGTTGATTTGCAACTTTCCACAACAGCGCTTGACGATTACCTGTCGGCGTTGATCGCGTCTGCCAAGGAGTATATCGCTACCGAGGGAATCGTACTTTCCACCAGCACCGGTGATGCTATGCTGGTGGAGATGTACGCCGCCTACCTTTACCGGCAACGCCGGGAAAAGGTCGTAGCAATGCCCCGGATGCTCCGGTGGGCACTCAACAACCGGCTGTTTGAGCAAAAGGTGGGTGATTGATTTGGATGATCTCATTACATTAATCTCCCAAACCTTTGAGCAGAACGATATCGGGGTACAGATTGCCACAGAAACCACAACACAGGTCTGGGCGCGGCTGCAGTCCGCTACACGGGCGGAGTTCTATTCCGCCGGTCAAAACGGCTTGCAGCCGTCCCTTGTGGCGGTTACTCCTATCGCCAACTATGCTGGGCAGAAATTAGCCGAGTGGCGCGGCACACGCTATTCCATTTATCGCACCTATTTTGCAACAGGCAGCGATGAAATAGAGTTGTACCTTGAGGAAAAGGTGGGCAACGATGTCGAAAACGGTTAGACCGGATGAGTTGGCAACGGCAATCCTGTCCGAACTGAAAAACTATGACCAGGCCGTTACGGATGGCGTAAAAAAAGAGGTTCGGCAGGTGGCAAAGGAATGCCGCCAAGACATTGTGACCGGCAGCCCGGTACAGACCGGCGATTATAAGGCCGGTTGGCGTGACAAGGTCGCATATGAGAGCTACAGCGATATCCGTATGCGAATTTTCAACAAAACGGATTACCAGCTCACGCACTTGCTGGAACATGGTCACGCAGGCCCAGGCGGAACCGCAAAAGGCTCTGCCCGCCCATTCCCCCACATCGGCCCAGCGGAGCAAAAGGCAGAGCAGAAACTATTAACTCGTGTAAAGGTGGTGATTAAGAAAGGATGACACTGCAAGATGTCAATTCCCTGTTAAAACAGACGAGGATGCCCGTAGCTTACGGTTACTTCAATAAGCCGCAAAAGTTACCGTATATCCTCTATCGCGTCTCCTACTCCAATAATTTTGGCGCTGACAATGTGGTGTATCACCCCATCAACCATATACAGGTTGAGCTTTACACAAAAGATAAAGACCTAACAGCAGAGGGCAAAGTCGAACAGGCTTTGTCCTCTCTGTTTTGGCAAAAGTCCGAAAGTTACATTGAGGATCAACAGTGTAACCAAGTAGTTTATGAAATCGAGGTGTAAAAATGGCTGATAAAGTTAAATTCGGTATCTCGAATGTCCATTACGCTATCCTCGACGGGGAAAATAACACCTACGGCACTCCCGTAGCCATCCCCGGCGCAGTTAGCCTTTCTTTGGAGCCTTCCGGCGATACCACACCGTTTTATGCGGACAATATTCAGTATTTTGTGGCTGTTGCGAACAGCGGCTACACCGGCGATCTCGAAGTCGCCGTTTTCCCCGAAGCATTCCTCAAGGATGTTTTCGGGTACACTCTTGACACCACCAGCAAGGTGATGATCGAGAATGCGAACATTCAGCCCAAGTCCTTCGCCCTGCTGTTCCAAGAGGAGGGCGATGTGAATGGAACGAAGTTTGTTCTTTATAACTGCACCTGCACCCGCCCCACTCGTGAGCTGAACACCACGACCGAGAGCGTTGAGCCGCAGACGCAGACCGTCAGCATCACTGCTTCCCCGCTGGCCAATGGCAACTCCCTTGCCTACACTACGGCGGAGACCCCGGAGGCGACCGTGAACGGCTGGTACAACGCCGTATTTACCCCGGCGACTGGAGGCTGAAATGAACAAAGTAATCGAGATCGACGGAAAAAGCGTAGGGTTATGCGCTAATGCGCTTACCCCACGAATTTACCGCCACAAAGTGGGTCGGGACATTGTGCGTGACCTTCAAAAGCTACAAACGGCAGCGACATCCGAGGACGGATCTTTTTCCGTAAGCGATCTTGAAATCTTTGAGGATGTCGCTTTTATCATGGCTCGGCAATATGACGGGTCCATCCCGGACAATGTTGACGAGTGGCTGGAGCAGTTTGAGATGTTTTCCATCTATAAAGTGCTCCCTGCTATTTTGGAGCTTTGGAGTCTGAACAACAAGACTACCGCTGTTCCAAAAAAAAAATAAAACAAACCGTGCGTGAGCCTACCGGGTCAACCTTTATGCTCCGCTGCGCTGAACTCGGGTTATCCGATGAAGCGCTGGAGGACATGACCTGCGGAATGGTCTATGATTTGATGATCGAAAAGTCCAACGACGCAGAACAGTATGCCATAAAGGGCAGACCCGGCGGCTTGCGTGATTTCTTCGCAGGAGGTGGTAAGATTGGCTGAAAATGTTAAAGGCATCGTTGTTGAAATCGGCGGCGATACAAAGGGATTGTCGAAAGCGATCAGCTCGCTGAACAGCGAAATCCGTGGGACACAATCGGAGCTTAATAAAGTCAATCGCCTGCTGAAACTCGACCCGACTAATATTGACCTGCTCAAACAAAAGGAGCAATTGCTCGGGGAACAAATCAAAAATACAGAAAACAAGGTTGAAAGCCTCCGAAACGCCAAAAAGAAAGCGGATCAGGAAATGGCGGACGGCACGGAGATCAACCAAAAACAATACCGTGAGTTAGTCCGGGAACTGACCAGCGCCGAACTAAAGCTGAAAGACCTACAGGCCGAAGCGTCCAGGAGTCGTGCGGCACTTGCACAGGTTTCAGCGGTTACCGGCGAAATAGCAGAAAAGTCTGGGAACATTGCAAAGAAGTTTGCGCCGGCATCTTTGGCCTTTGCAGGAGCAGGAGTGGCAGCCACAAAAGCGGCTGTAGAATTTGAAAGCGCCTTTGCTGGCGTTGAAAAAACAGTAGACGGCACTACAGAGCAGCTTGTGGCACTCCGGCAGGGCATATTGGACATGGCAGAAGAAATTCCTGCGTCCACTACGGAGATTGCGGCGGTTGCGGAAGCTGCTGGACAGTTGGGTATTGCCACCGACGATGTACTTGACTTTACCCGCGTTATGATCGACTTGGGCGAAGCAACAAACCTTTCCGCTGATGAAGCTGCCTCTGCACTTGCCAAATTTGCCAACATTACAGGAACGACCGCTGATGAATACTCCAAACTCGGCAGTACCATTGTTGACCTTGGCAATAACTTTGCCACAACAGAGCGCGATATTGTTGAGATGGCTACACGCCTTGCGTCTGCTGGTACAGTTGCCGGGTTGTCCGAACAGGATATCCTTGCATTGTCCACCGCAATGTCCTCGGTTGGCATCAACGCAGAGGCAGGCGGTACGGCAATGACCCAAACAATGACCGCAATAAGCAAGGCCGTGTCTGCTGGCGGTGATGATCTTGAAACATTCGCAAAGATCGCTGGTGTATCTGCTTCTAAATTCGCAGATATGTGGGGCAATGAACCGATAGACGCAATCAGTGCTTTCATCGGCGGGCTTGGGAAGATGAACGAAAATGGAGAGGACACAATCTCCGTATTGGATGAATTGGGGCTCTCCGGGATTCGCCAGTCTAATATGCTTCGCGCGTTAGCCCTTGCGTCCGATGTATTGGGCGATGCTGTTACAACCGCAAATACTGCATGGGACGAAAATATTGCCCTCTCCAACGAGGCAAGCAAAAGATACGCAACCACCGAAAGCCAGATGAAAATACTCAAAAACGGCCTTAATAATCTTGCAATTTCCATTGGCGATATCCTGCTGCCGATTATCAATAAAATCGTCGCAGGGATTCAAAATGCAATCGATTGGTTTTCAAACCTCGACGATGGGGTCAAAAAGACGATCCTTATTGTCGGCGGTCTTATTGCGGCGATTTCGCCGATTGCAGGTATTATTTCAGGAATTACCGGAGCCATCAGTTTTACAACTGGAACGGTTATCCCGGCGCTGATAACGGCCATAAATTTCATAATTGCAAATCCTATCGTGCTGCTCATAGCGGCCATTGTAGGACTTGTTGCTCTGATTGCAACGAAGGGAGACGAGATACAAGCCATTCTCCAGCGTGTGGATGATTTCTTGCAGGGCGTATTTACGACTGACTGGTCGGAATCGTTTGGGGTATTGGGGGAAATCTTAAATTTCTTCTTCGCAACGGTAAAATCCATTTGGGATTCCATAAAGGCCGTTTTTGACGGTATTATCGATTTCATCCGCGGCGTATTCACGGGGGACTGGGAAAGAGCATGGACAGGTGTTCAGGAAATCTTTAAGGGCATCTTTACGGCGCTTGTTGCCATTGCAAAAGCGCCCCTTAACGGCATCATTGCACTAATCAACATGGTCATTGACGCAATCAACTGGATGATAAACGGTCTGAATAAGATCCACTTTGATGTCCCTGACTGGGTTCCTGTTTTGGGCGGTAAGTCCCTCGGATTTAATATTCCGACCATCGGAAAAATTGCTTATCTTGCCAAGGGCGGAGTTTTGTCCTCCGGCAGCGCAATCGTCGGCGAAGCCGGGCCGGAGCTGCTTACCATGGCCGGTGGGCGTGCCCATGTAATGCCGCTGAACGGAAATGAGCGTGGTGGAATTACCATCGAAATGAACAACACATTTAACGGCTACGATAACGCAGCCGGTGAAGCTGCCGCAAGGAACTTGGTACAGGCGGTCAACCGTGCGCTTGGGAGGGCTTACTGATGAGAAAATTTAAGCTCAAGAACGGTGTCGGCGCCGAATGGGATTTGATGGACAAAACGGCGTACTTCAATGCGCCGGGTGGATTAGGCTTTGGCAAAACCTACTCCACCATCCAAGCCGGAAGCGCATGGCTGGTATCGGATGAATTCCTTAACCAGTATGCCGTGACAGGCGAAATGATATTCTTCGACTATTCCCGGTATCAGGCGTTTATTTCGTTCGTGACAAAAGGCCCGCTTTACCTGATGTATTCCCCGCTGGACACATGGTACAAAATCAAGTGTGAAGTGCAGTCTGCGGATAAGTCGGAGCTGAAATCCGGCTATTTGGCAGTACCGGTTACATTCCTCTGCTTCGGGACTTGGCACGAAGCTGTTAAGGTAACACAAAGTCAAGCGCCAGACCAAGGGATTAAAAGGTATAGCTATACTTATCCTTATTATTACGCAGAAACAGCAACAGGAACTGCAAAAATAAGAAACGGGGATTTGGCATCTCCTTGCAAGCTGCAAATCTTCGGCCCGGTCGTCAACCCGGCTTGGGCGCTTATCAAGGCCGGTACCCGTGTAGCGGTCGGAAAAGTAACCGCAACAATCCCTGACGGGCACAAACTCGTTGTTGATGCTGACCCTGCAACAATGGAGATCGCAGAGTATGCGCTCGACGGGACATACATCCAAAACCTGTACCAGTCCAGCGACTTTTCGACCGGAAGATTTATCTATGCTCCGCCGGGAGAAAGCACTTTGACATTTTCGCACGACGGCACATCGGATATCGTAGCATATGTGGAGGTGGAGAAACTTGCATACTCTGTTTAAGTGCGAAGTATTCGCAAGGGATTTCACATTCCGAAGTTTTGCGCCGATTGAAAGCCCGGAGATACAGTTTGACTACCTGACCCTAGAAAAAACTACTCTCCGGGCCGTAAAGCTGGATGCGAAAAAGGGCGACTTTATAAGCGTTACAGACCAAAACGGAAATGTAGCTTATCAGGGAATCGTTGACGATGTGGAAACAGATAAAACGGGCGTAACGATTTCGGCGCAGCCTCTTATGTCGCTTTTTGACGCAGAGGTATATTTCGATCGCACGACCTCTGCAAAGATTGAGCCTTTTATTGCTTCGATCATCCGAGATAACTTTGTTTCTTCTGGAGATGCTTTGCAAAACATATCCGGTATGACGGTGGAAACGACCTCCGAAACGACCGGGGCGCTCAACCTAAAGGACAACATCCACAGCTTTTACGAAATCATCACGAAATCTCTGACGGCTTACGGCGTAGCTGTCAACATGAGCTTTGACCCGCAGAAAAAGACGATCTCCGTTAAGGTTGGTAAGGTTAGCGAAACGGCGGTAATCGAAACAAATCTACAGGCCATCGTGGATAAAAACATCATCATCGGTGACAGTACAGGCCAGCTGAACAAGGTAACCATCTACAACAAGGCCGATGAGACGCAGCGCATAACCTACTATCTGCATCCTAACGGCAAGGTCGACACAAACAACACGGACAGAATTACACCTGTGTTTTTTGCGGCGCAGTTTTTGGAAACGGATATCAATTTTGAATCTGCTGCATACAAAAAGGCTTACGAAGCGTTAAGCCCGCAAAAGTATGACAACATGATCGAGCTGACTGCCCGAAACGACTGTGGCGTACTTGATACCTCGATGGCCATCGGCACAGAGGTTTTGGTCATTGATGGCGACAGTAGTTACAAATCTATCCTTACCGGCTATGCAAGGTCGCAGGATGTTACAAAAATGACCTTCGGCGTTGTCCGTGCCGACCTTACCAAAATTTTGATCCTTGAAAGGAGGGCAAACGCATGATAACGCTGCTCCAGTATAACGCATCTATCGTCACACCGACGGATGATGCGTATCTGTACAACCACATTATCAACGACAGCGGCATCTTTACGGGCGTTGAGGTAACTACACAGGGCGGTAACATCATAAATGTTTCCGATGGCCGTGGTATAATCCTCGGCCGAAACTTTGTTGTGGAAGCCCAAACGATCAATGCGACGCTTCCGACCAGCGGCTCCGTCCCCGGTCGATTGCTTATCCAAATTGACATGGCAAACACCGAAGCGCCGATTTCTTTTGTGACACAGGCGCAAGACCCGCTTCCGGCGCTGGTGCAGGAGGACATCAATGCAAGCGGTACTGTGTACCAGCTGCCGATAGCCACTTACACAGCCCAGCCCACAATGATCTCCGATTTGCAGTATGTAGCGCACACCATCAGCCCCGGTACTGTTGCGAGTTTTAACGGCCGCACCGGAGCGGTGACACCGCAAACCGGCGATTACACCGGCAGCCAAATCAAAATCCCCGGCTACAAGCAGGCAACCTCCCGGCAGAATGTAACCGCAACAGACACGGTAACGCAGGCCATCGGAAAGATGGAGTACAAGATAAACCGGGCGGTTGTTATTAAGCAGCTTTCGCTTCCTGCGGCATCTTGGCTCGGCTCCGAAAGTCCCTACAGCCAGACGGTAACCGGCCTTGGGACTACTGCCAATAGCAAGGTGGATATCCAGATGGACGCAACCGCTCTTGGCGTTATCATAGACAGCGGCACATCTGCCCTTTGGATTGAGAACAACAATGGTACCCTTACCGCCAAAGCAATGGGCGAAAAGCCCAATGCGGATATGGCGGTACAGGTAACGATAACGGAGGTAACCGCATGAGCATCATCTATGGGAATCCAATAATTTCCAACGGGGGGGGGGTAAAACTCAACATTGATTACGGTTCTACCCCTCCAACTGATACAACTAAACTATGGGTACCTTTGGCGAAGAAGCCGAGTGCTGTTGAGTGTAGTCCTGTTTTGAATTATGGAAATGAATACACGGAGACAAAGAATTGGACAGTTGGTTTTTCTCAGCTTAGAAATGACTACCCGCAAATGTGTTCATACGGTAATTATATTTATTCTGTTTGTCCATATATAGGTAGCCAGCAAAATGATATATATAGATATGATGTAACAACGGGAGAAAGAACGACTTTTTATTCAGACCTGGTTTACCAAAATTATGTACTCGCATTTACTGTTGGCAAATACATATATACTTTTAATCATACTGTTGGAGCAGATTCCGAGTATGTAGATAAGTTTGATTTGGAAACAGGAGAAAAAACTACACTAAGAAATGTTTCTTATCCCTTTCCCGGTTCGCAAGTACACTATTTTTCAAGTGGCTGTGTTAGTGGCAATAAAATATTTCTTGTTGGCTCATTTGTTGGAAGTATAAACTCTGCTACTGTATCAGTTTTCGATGTAACAACAGAAAAATTTACTTATCATGGAAGTATGCCAAATCAAGCGCAAGGAACATATAATGCAGCTTGTGTTGCTGTAGGAAGCAAAGTTTATGTATTTGGAGGCACAACAAGGGTATCATTTGACCCACGGAAGTCTATACAGACATTTGATGTCGATACACAAGAATATACTCAGAATAACAATGTACTACCTTATATGGTGAACCAAGCAAATAGGTGCTGTAGAATCGGTAGCTATGCATATATCTTTGGAAATATAGAGTCTACTCAGTATCAAAAAAAGATAATTCGTGTAAATTTAGATAACTTGGCCGTTGACGTGCTTGAGTCTGAATTGCACGCAAGTAGAGTATCAGCTTGCTGTGGATTTGTTGGTGATAAATTTTATCTTCTTGGTGGTTCTGAAGTTTCTTCAGTAGAAACATTTACACAATCGACTGTTTTGCAACAAAATCATCTATTCCTTCAAGCTGACTTTGGCTTCGATAATCCATTCCCTATTATCAGTGATAAGAATACCAAAATTACAGCTTATCTTCGTCAGGCTTATCTTGGTGACAGCAACAACATTGCACAATTAACAAACGCATATCTCTACGACAGCAAAGACCTCAAATGGAAGTCCCTTTCTGGTGAAAGCTATGTAGCGGATATGCAGAACGCACTAAATATATTAGGGGTGAACTAAATACTCACCCCGGAAAGGGTGAATATGAGTATTTTAGGAAATCCCATTACACTGGGTGGCGGTGGAGCTGATTTGAACATTGACTTTGGCTCCACACCTCCAGCAGACACAAGTAAGCTGTGGGTTCCGTTGGCAACAAAGCCGAATAAGACTTCCATTATATCCTACTTTGATGGCCAAACAGGAAATCTTCAATCTCTTGGCTCTTTTTCGCCAGAGTCTGGTGCTGGCGCTGGTTCTTTGTCACCAAGAATAGTCGGAGATGAACTTTGGGTCGTGCGATTAAACACATTTGTGAGTAGCGTTGAAAGAACTGTTATAGCGAAATTCAATCTCAAAACAAAGCAGTTTGTTGAAACCTTAACAGCATATAATATTGGCTATATGGGATGCGGAATTGTTAAAGTTGGAGATAAGATATATTCGCTAAACACGCACTATTCAAGTGGTGGTTATGGCTACACCGAGGATAAAATGTGTATTATCGACCCGACAACAGGAAGGTATAACAGTACCACTCTTTCAATTAGCGCAATTACCTCATATGCTTATACAAGCGCAGTTACAGATGGGAAATACATCTATGCTATTGGCGGTTCTAATAGCGACTCCGTTGATAAGATGTTGGTTATCGACCCTGAATTATTGAAGATTACAAAAACCATCTATTTTGGAACCAATTTGTTTCGTGCCACAAGCATTATATACTATAACGGATTTGCATATTTCGCTTACAACAATACTTTAACGGTATCGGAATGTACGACTCGTATAAAAAGAATAAACCTAACAACATTTGAACATTCTGACATATACCAAAGTGGAGCTGATATGAAGTCAAGCTATCTATGGTCACTGACAAATGATGGCGAAACGGCATTTTTGGCTTGGGCAAGTTGGGGAAACGCATCTTCAAGCACAAACTATTCATCGAAGACACTGAAGTTTAATCTTACGGACACAAATATAAACCCTGTTGTTGTTAGCGAACAAAAGCCCGGAAATGGCACGTCAAGATTGTTCCAAGAGGCGCACCTTGGAAATATTTATTCTTGCTTGAACGACACCTTATATACAATTCCTTACAAGCGTGACTTGGCGAGTGGTGATTTGGCGATAACTGCTGATATCTCCAAAGATGGTATTGATATTTTAGCCGACAAGAATAACTCTATCTTCATAAATCCGATATCAGTTTATCTCGGAGATGAAAATTCGATAGCACAAAAAGTGGATGCGTATTTGTACGACAAGACAGATAGCAAGTGGAAAACACTTGATGGTGTTTCTTACACAACCGATATGCTCAACGCACTTAACATTATGGGGGTGAACTAATGGGCTATTACACAGAAAAAGCCAAAGAAGTAAAAGCAAAGCAGGAAGCAGAGCTGGAACATCTGAAAGCAGCTCTTCAAACCCTCGGCGTAGAAACCGAAGAAAAGGAGGAAGCAGCCAATGCGGAATGACATCTTAGAGCAGGCGCAGGAGATTCGGACGAGCATTGACAGCGTGACTGGTGCCATGGCTGACGCTGATGCAGCAAAGAACCCCATGCTGTTCCTACCATGGGAAACTGGCACCAAGTATGCGGTGGGTGACCGCAGACGACACGGTGGCAAGGTATACAAGTGCTTGCAGGCCCATACCTCACAGGCGGACTGGGAACCCCAAGTTGTTCCTGCGCTGTGGGTGGTCGTTAATATCAGCTCTCCTGGCACTATTGATGACCCAATCCCGGCATCGAAGGGTATGGAATACGAGTACGGCAAGTATTACCTCGACCCGGAGGACAGCAAAACCTACCTCTGCAAGCGTTTGAATGAAACAGGCACCATCGTGCTGTATTACCTGCCGCATGAGCTTATAGGCCAGTATTTTGAGGAGGCATAACCCATGGAAATTGCACTGGCCCTCCTCGGCTCCGGCGCATTGGCTACCGTCATTAGCTGGCTGCTGCATCGTATTGACCGCAAGCAGGACAAGCAGGATCAGATTATCTCCGGTATGGCAGCCTTGGACAATAAGCTGCAACAGCATATTGATTCTGACGAACGCTACCGGGCAGATATGTGCCGCATCCGCATCCTGCGCTTTTCGGACGAGCTGCGCCGTGGGGCGAACCACAGCGAAGAATCCTTCAACAATGTGCTGGAGGATATCGACAACTACACAGAGTACTGTGTGGAGCACGAAGATGTCTACATCAATTCCAAAGCGGATGCAGCGATCCGCAACATTAAGAGCGTCCACGACCGCTGTATTCGTGGCGAACTCAAATTCCTTTAAGGAGGACATAAAATGAACGAATTTGTAACTTGGACTTCCCTTGGTACTTACGCAGGCGCTGTAATGATGGTCACAATCATTACCCAGTTCCTCAAGCAGACCCCCCTCAAGAACATCAACACCCAGCTGCTTGCTTACATCATCTCTGTGGCCATCCTCATCGGAGCCGAAGCCTTTAACGGCTCTGCTCTGACGGTACAGGGCGTGGTGCTGTGCCTGCTGAACGCTGTTATTGTCGCTTTGGCTGCTAATGGTACATATGACGCAGCCACCACCGGCATGGTCAAACACACTGATGCGGCTATTTTGGATGCCGAAGGAAAGGGGGAAGCCTAATGGC